CAGAGACTAACATTCCAAGTCTCATAATTTGCCCAACCATTGTAAGTTTGTTGGGTCATTTGTGTTGTTCCTTGATTTTCCATGCTGTAAGCATAGCACACATTTCAGGATCCTGTAGTTCATGGTGATACAGTTTGGGAGATCCATTGATCAGTGCTGCTGATGGGTCTAGGTGAGACCCATCATGCTAAATCTAACTATCAGAAGGCAATTTCATCAAGAGTTGCCTCTGCAACCATAGGAACTTGATCCTCTTGAGTGTCAATAACAGCATCAAGAATCTCTAGCATTTGAGCACCATTCTCTGCCTTGGAGAGCATACCAATAGCAGCAGACTTAGGCATGGAAAGAGTAGCAGTCATGTTGTTTGTTAGTGTGAAAGAAAGTTGGAAAGTTGGTGCTTTTAGAGTCATCACCAGGACTAAAGATTAGAAGTTAGAGTTGAACACAAAACCCTCATTGAAGGTGAAATCATAACGCAAATTGGTCTCCCAAGTTGCAGTCCAATCAATCACAATAGGAAGATCTTGCAGTTGGTTAGAATAGGCATCGCCAACAAATTGCTCAGAAAACTCTTCCTCACTGTCATACTGTCCATAATAGGCATCTTCAAAAGATGCAAGGCAATCAATACCAAATGCATCAATGAAAGCGTCTACTGCCTCATAACAGTGATCCTCACCAAAGGTCACATATTCCTCATAAAATTGAACAAATGCATCTTGCCCATATTCTTCAATAAAGGCATACATATCATCTTGAGCATAATTCTCTTCTGCGAGTTCTTGAATCTTTTCTTCAGTGTTTTGGTTGTATTTGATGAGAGTTGCAGTCATTTGTTTGGTGAAAAAGTGTTAATTGAAAAGGGTAAAAGTGTCAGACAAAGGCAACACAGAAGTGACCTAACTTGCTTGCTATTGTACGCAATGCAGTGTCATGGTTTGTTGCATCAATGTGGTGAACTTTGTTGGTGTGACAATCAACAATCTTGAAAGTGGTTTGAGTTGTTTTCTGATTTTCCATGCTGTAAGCATAGCATGGATTTGGGCATTTCGGGAGATTTGTGTGCCACCTTGTTGACTGGCACAATTTCTCTTCATCCTAGCATCAGATTTGCAGTAGAATCCATTACATCATCCTGAATCAGTTTGAGATTGCTAATGGTGAGACTTTGCCAGTTCCATTCATCATTAAGAGTGAACAGTTCGTCACACCAAAAGTTGAAACTCATCTCATTCCATTCTCTCAAGATGTCAAGAGATGATGTAAAACTTGAGATCAATTCTTCAGTGGTCATAATCAACATGCACCCATCATAGGATTACCAATTTGAGGAAGATTGCTGTTGTCTTTGATGACAACATACTTGTGAGATTGATACTCTCTGAGTTGCATTTTCTTCTCAAAGTTGTTAATGAACTTCTTTGAGATTGTCTCAATTCCTTTCCACTCTAGCACCTTAAGAGTCCACCTATCAGATACATCACCAAAGGGCAATTTGACAGGATAGAATGACACTACCATAGTGCCATCTTTAGATTGAAAAGTGGGGAAGTTGCTTGTTTGATTTTCCATGCTGTAAGCATACCACGGATTTGAGCATTTGCGTAAATTATTGTGCCACTTCTACATCTGGCACATCAGTATCAATCTTTTGGACAAGTTTGCCACTAATGTTGTTGATGAAGGTGAGCACAGTTAGAGTAAAGTTCTTCACCTTTTCTGTCCCATTGTTATTATTATATGCTCGCACAAAGTATTGCACAGATCCCACAACTATGGCACACATAGTAGCAAGATGATAGAGTGCAATTTGTAGACCTTCAGAACTATTCAAAGTGTCAAGAACTTGCTGTTTAGTTTGGTTCAATTTGTCTTGAATGTTGTTCATTTTGTTGAATTGAATGGTTTTGTCTATTTTAATTATTGGTCACCATAATCTGCCCAGAAAGCGTCATTGTGAGAAGGACGAATACAATCTACACCATGGTCACGAATCACCTGTGCATTGTAAGGAGAATCGTCAACCCAGAACTGTATATCATCCCAGAAACGTAGGATGTCCATGAGTTGCTCACCCTTGCACATTGAACCAGTAGAATCATCCTCTGCGTTCTTCATGTAGAGTGCATCAAACTCAGGCAAATGCTCTTGCAACCAATAACCAGTGCCTTCCATGTAGACGTCAGGACGTGCAGTAGCAATTACTAGATCAAATCCCTTAGATTTGCAGTGCTTGGCAACGTCAACAACAGCATCAATAGGTTGAAATTGGTCACAATCTTCAAATCCTGATTGATCACCATGGTGGCAAAGTGTGGCATCAAGATCAAAGACAACACACTTAGGATTGCTGATATTGTAGATAACTTTGGAGAAAGATTTGGTTTTGAGCATGGTAGTTTGAGTCATGGTATGCAATTAAAATTGAAGGAAATTATTGATTATGCGTATGCTTGTTCCCACACACTGTAGAACATATTCCAGGCAGGTTCATCTGCAACAAAACTGCTAACATTTGCCTGATCACATACCCAGTCATATGCATCATCAGCGTCAGACTCAGTTTCTACAACAAAGTCATAGAGAGATTCAATAGCATTGCGGAACTCTTTATCTTCAATCAAAGACTGCCAAACATTGTCAGTTTGATTGTTGCGAATCATCATCTTGCCAGAGATGTTGTAGAAAGTGGTGAAAGTGGGGAAAGTGGTTTCTTGATTGTTCATGCTGTAAGCATAGCACACATTTCAGAATCCTGTAGTTCAGGGTGATACAGTTTTCAGGATTGATTGATCAGTGCTGTTTATGGGTCTCATCTAGACTCATAAGTTGATACATTTGCTGTACTTTTTTGGTTTGCATTTCAGTTGCAACTGTGACAGTGTGGTTCACAAGATTTGCACCAAAGATAGCAAACATTACAAGGAAAGCAATTCTCATTTAATTCTGTGCTTGATTGAGTTTAACTGTGTGATGGCAGATTGCATTGCTGCCCTAGAATATCCAGTGGCATAAGGATAACCTTCATCATCCTTTTCTGGGGCATTATAACAAACATCAACTGCTCTTTGAAGAGTTTCAATGATAGAAACTAGATCCATTTCAATATACTTATTCATCAGAAGTGTGCTTCCTCATCATCACAAACAGCAATCCAATCCATTGCCCTAGACAATGCTAACTCTCTCATGCGATAATCATCATCACAGTTCTCATTGTAGAAGATGAAAGCGTACTTAATGCGATTTTCTGGAGTGTTCATGAACTTCTCCAATTTGGTGAGTTGTCTTGTTTGATTTTCCATGCTGTAAGCATAGCATGGATTTGGGCATTTCGGTAAATATAGCGACCACTTCTACAACTGTCACATCATTACATCAATATCCCAAAGATTTGGGTAGACCTACAACAATGAAGAATGAGAGCAGTGCAACAATGTCCCAACACTTATTGCGGACCATATACGGAATTGCTAGAGAATTGCCTAGAATATACAATCTTGAACCAGACAAAGGATCAAGATAAAGAGTAGAGAAGTATGCAACACAGAGAATCAAACTAGAGAAGATTCTTGCTTTGTTTTCCATCATCAAATGACCTGAGTTTTAGTGTAATCCAATTCATCAATTTCCAGGAATCTGCGAACAACAGATTTGCCTGATTTAGTTAAGGGATAGAGTGAGGGATTCTTATACAGAATCTTGGTGTTTTCTTTCTTCAACCACACACTATGTGAGCAGGCAGGTGATACCCTTCCACCCTTTGCAGTTTTAATAGCAGCATCCTCTACAAGTTCATCCATGATGTCAGAAACTGCAACCTCTGCAACATAGATCAACTGACCTTCTTTTGTGAACTCATGCACAAGACAAACCCAATCATGCTTCTTGGTAATACTAACTGCACCATCAGGAAATATAATGTTAGGACCAGACTTGTTATCTACACAAGTGCCATCTGGTTTGTATCCATCAGGGTGACCAGCACCACCATATGAGGGAGTATATCCCATGAGAGAGCATACAAAATCCTCTCTGAGTTTGTTATTATCAAGAGCAAGATGTGTCTTGATGAGATCAATCAAGCACACAAACTGTTCAGGAGTTTGTTCGCTCCCTAGAATCCATTTTACAGTTTGAATGTCCATTGATTTGATCAATTTGTCTGATGCTATGCATCATAGCATGAATAACAGAGTTTTGGTAATTTACTGTGACACTTTAACTTGTGGCACATTGTATAAGCCCCAGATAGGATTTGAACCTACGACCTATCGCTTACAAGGCGATTGCACTACCACTGTGCTACTGAGGCAGAAAAGATTAGTTCCTGATGGTATATATCACACCCCAAATCAGGGCAGCAATAGCAACAATCAGGAGGATCTGTTTCCATGCAAATGCAATGAAGAACAGACAGAGAAGGAATAACAAACCAGCACCATCAAAGGATGAACTAGAGGTGCTATCTTCATCATCATTGTCATCACTGGAAGTGATAGAATCAGGCACTGCCATGATACAATCACCACCAGTTCTTGACTCTGCTGATATAACTGCATCAGCACGAGTGTATGCAGTTACATATACAGTTTGCAGGTAGTTAGATTGTGTTCTAACTGTGCATTTCCAATCAAGCATTGTTGTATTCTACAATATACTGCTTAAGAGTGTCAACATAGTCAGCAGGGTTCTTGACAAAAACTTGTGTCTCACCTGAGTGACAAGAAATCAGAGTGACAATTTGTTCAATCTTATTGCCAGTCATTTCCTCATACATCATAGCATAACCTGTCTCCTGCACAAAATAGTTTTGGATCTGATTCTCATGCTTTGGTTTAGAAGAACTCTTGAAGTCAATTACAGACAGTTTGCCATTGTATTCTGCAATGCAGTCAACACGACCAGCAATGCCAAGAGTTTCAGAATAGAGAGCACATTCTTGATAATGAATGTTATCTACATCATCAAGGATAGATTGGAATTGATTGAACAATTTGAGTGCAATCTCATACTTTTCAGTATCATAGTCTGCATCAATGTTGTTGAGATAGTCCTCAACAATTTTGTGGAACTTAGTGCCATTGGTAGATGCAAAATGACTGATCTTGTTTGCAACTTCCTCACCTACACGTTCCCTCCACTCAGCAATAGATTGACGATTCTGATAGGAAGTAACTGTGGTGACAGAAGGCAACAGTTTGCCATTCACACAATAACGACGAGAACCATTAACAGTTTGAGTAGGCAGATCTGCAAGAGTAGGCAGGTTGAGGTGATTGAACTTGGTTTTGGTTTGCATAATGTTGTTAGTGAAAGTTTGGTTGGTGGTGTTAGTTATCAGAGAAACTCTGCCATGTAATAGTCAACAGTGACTTCAAGTTCTGCTGCTTTTGCTTCTAGTTCTAGAGTATATTCTTCTGCCATTTGTTCATCTGCATGATCACAGAATAGATCAAGGGTGGATTGATGCATCATTTTATCTTTCATACAAGTATGATACCATAGATTTACAAGAAAGTCAATCATGTGTGTGCCAGTTTGTCAAGTGTCACAGATATGCATCCATAAACTGTTTTAGTGTAAAGATGTCGTCAGTCTGAGTTTCTACAATCAAATCATCATAACTTAACTCTTTGAGCATATCTAGATATTCTTCTGGAGTGGCATCAATAGACTCATCATAATCATCATGAATGAGGAACAAATACTCTCTATAGAGTGCTTCAATCAGTTGTTCTTTAGTAGGGTTCATTGTCTTTATTGAGATGATTAAACCAAGGGGAAAAGAGTGCTAGTGCTGCCCATACAACACTAGCAAGAATAATAATAAAGTATATCATTTGTAGAGGTAACCACCTGCCCAATCTGCACGCTGATACATCTCCATGCGAGACTTTTCATCCATCAGATTATACCTAACACCATTCTTTGCAGGTGCTTTCCAAGTTGCTGGTTTGTAGACATCACCATTGGTAATATCTACAAAAGCATGAACACTTTTCTGTCCAGCAGGAGTTTGCATCACAATCTTTGCATACTTCCTACCCTTAACATAAGAGAACTTGTAGCAACCTTCACCCATAGAGAGTTCTTCAATCATCTTCTGATGATAATCCATATTGATGTCATTTTCAATGGATTTGCGATGCCTTTCAATAGAACTTGACTGATAGTTAGTGTAGAGAACCTGACACATTTGA